TTTATCCTTAATAGCTCTTTTAGGGGCAGGATATAATAATTCATTTAATTTGCTTATTCCTATTGAACAAGGACCGACGGTATGGCATATTACTATAGGTTCTTACTCATTGATTACAGTTATTGTAGTAAGTTCAGCTTATTTTATTTTATTAGGAATGAAAAAGGCTGAAAGTGAATTAAAAAGGAGTTCAGCGTTTAAAACAAATTTGGAATTAATTCAGCAAATAGAAGAAATTAATCAAATGGTTGATAAGATTTCAGAAGAATATTATTCGGTTTTAAATTCTATCAATAGTCAGATTGATGCAGCTTTAGGAGAAACTGAAAATATTAGATTGGTAAATAATTTAAACAATATTAGAGAATTAACTTCAGAAGCAAAAAAACTTTCACAAGGTATTGTCGCAAGTTTACCTAAACAGAATCTTTATTAAAAGGAATTAAAATGAAGAAATTTGATGTTGCCTTATTAAGTAAAAAATTACATTTACCTATCACTCGTGGAATAATAGAAACAAAACGGCTTTCTTTTTTTAAAAGGGTTTTGCGATTTTTTACTTTTGTTCGTAGGTTTGAAATAATGAAAGATTATCTTCTTTGGTATGAAGATTTGAAAATGTACATTTTATTGCCTGCATCGTTTATTTATGATGGAGCAAGTGTTCCTAAAATTTTAGGAACAATATACAGCTCAGTAGGGGTTTTATATGTTGGATCTGGCCCTCATGATTTAGGTTATAGATATGGTGGATTATTTTTAGTAGATCCTGAATCTGGAGAAGTAAGTTTTAAAGAAATGTCAAAAAGAGAATTGGATTTAATATTTGATAATCTTTGTGCCGAAGAGACCGGGATGAGAATTGCTTCAGGTCTTGCAAGAAATACTTTATCATTTTTTGGGTTATTTACTTGGAGAAGTATGAGGAAAAAAACAAACATACCTGAAAAAGATTTTCCGAGTCTTTATGTAGAAATTAAAAAGGAAGCTTAAGTAGCTCATCAAGATACTGATCATCGAAATCCTCACCAGTCTCGATGACAAATCCGCTGCCGCACTTTTCACACTCCAGCCTCTTGAGCTTTACTTCTATCGGTCGGATGGCGATCCATCTGTCCAGGCACTTCAAACAAACCACCTCTGACACTTTGTTAGGTTTGAACTCGTCCAGGTTTACGACATCACCCATGATACTGTTTCCTTATCTTTTGGCCTTCGGGCCGTAAAACCCGATGCCTTAGCTATGGGTAACTTACCCGGCTTCAATATCATTAAACAAAACAGGTACCCGTTCTTTCAACTCTGCCAATAGTGGAAGCATCAACGCCCGGATCTGCGGGTGAGCTTTCTTACTGGTTCGGAGTTGTAGGCACCACCGCCACTCTCGGATATTTCCTTTGACCACAATTTCGGTTTTCAGGGAATTTGGCAGTACCTCCCTTGATTGTTCCGGACGCCAGCCAAAATCAAGCAACTCTTTGTAATGTCTTTCTGCACACAATAAAGCATCCTTCCAAATGATTTGTTGTGTTGTAGTGCTGTCTTCCCACCAGCAGGGGCGGATAAATTCCATCCTGCCCTCATACCGAACATACCGGGTTGACTCCTGGGCAAAAGAAAATAATCTATGCCGTACCAGTTCATGGGTTACGCCCCGGTTGGTGACAAACTTGACGATGATGTCGCCAAACTCAATCATGGCATGGTGGCCCCGGTCCCGCATTCTTCCAACAAATTTCACAGATGAATGTGCGCTGCATTGTGAGTTTAAACACCCGTTACCCCAGGCATCAAATTTTACATCTGCACAAATACCCTCATGGGCCTCTGTGCACCCAATTTTATCTTCTGACTTGTAGCAGGTGCGGCCGGCTGCTTCAATCATGCTCAAAATATTTTCAGGCAGACTGATAATTTTATAAGACTGATCAATAATTTTCATTTTTTAGCTCCTTTTTTATTAATATACTTAAATTTCCTCCTAATTTTTCAAGATCAGAACCTAAATATTTTTGCAATTTATTATGATCAGTTTCATATCCTACTATCCCGAACATAATAATATTATTAACAAAAGTAGGCTCTGATTGAAAGTATATCGGATTATTTTGGACATAAGCCATAACTAATTGAATAATTTTTTCCATGTCAGGAGTGTCGCTTGCTTTTTTGACCATATAAAAAATAGTAATGTCTTTATGTTTCATTTTTTATCCTTAATTTTCAGTTTTACTTGGTTTCTTTATTTTACATCTTCGATTATCTAATTCAGGATGATTTTTAAAAGTATCACACATACAAAGAACACTAAAAAATAATGCACCTAAATGGTGTTTTAGTATACCATAATCTTCTAAAGTTTGTTGGTCATAATCTTCACCTTCTTCATATTTGGATAAATGCCTTAATGAAGCTCCTATCATATGTGTAGTTGTAAAGCCCTCTCTCCACGAATCTCTGTAATATTTTATTAACCCTTCTTCATAAGCAGGAACTAAAAATTCAATTAATAAGTCTAAAGGAATTAAACTTGCATCAGGTTTTTTTTCTTTTTCGGTGTTTTTTGGTGCTTTCGATTTCATTTTTTAACCTTTCCGTATATTCCTCAAAATTAAGAGAACAATTAACACATCTATCATTATGTGGAAAATTATCAGTATTCAAGTCAGTTAAAATCCTAGAACAGATATAGCATCTTTTCATTTTAATCTCCAAAGATATTGTCTTTTAAATGTGGACAATTAGCACATTGCATTAAGGTTGCGTGTTTTTTTATAAAGGATAAACAATATTCCCTATTTCTACACATATGTTTACTTATGATTTTTTCATTTTTTCGTAATTCATACGGCTTTCCATATTGAATACAATTCTTAATTTTTACTTTTTTACTTTTTCGAGCTTCTACATGGTTTAAACACTTTCGACATAATCCTGGAGTTGTGTTTTTTGAAGCTACAATGAGTTCATTACAAACAGGGCAAATCTTCATCCTTTGTTTTACAAAAGAATCCTTTTTATGATTAGGACAAAAAACTCTGTTTGTTCTTTTTCCATTTCTAATCTCAAAAAGGGAACGTTTTTTTCTTTTTTGATCTTCTGTATCTAAAAAAATACAACCACAAGTGAACTTAACATAAACAGGACCAGGAAGAATCTCTTTTTCAGTTTTGTAAATTGTAGGAAGACACATTAACTTAGATCCTTTATTTTATTTGTTTTATTGAGCTTATTCCATTTTCTTGCGTAATTTGAAAAGTACGATCAGCAGAATCGGAAAGATCAGGATTATGAGTAACTATAATAAATTGCAATCCTCCTTCCATACGGCTAAGGCTTTTGAACATAACTGAAGCCAATTTTTGTTTATATTTACTCAATGCTCTTGTAGGTTCATCAAGAATTAATGTATTTCTACTGTGGGTTGTTAATTTCCAAATAGCTACCCGTAAAGCCAATGAAGCTATATCAGCAGCTCCGTACCCACAAGATTCTAATGGATTTTTTTTATTTCCGTTTTTTTCAAACAATAAATCACATTCGGTGGAGTTTCTTCTTTCCACAAAATCAATAATAAACTTATATGGATCTAAAAAAATAGCTTCTAAGGCATTAGAGACAATTGTGGAGATTCGTTTGGATAACATATTTTGAGTTAATTTGGATGCTGCTTGAAAAATACCCCTTGCTTTGGTTAAATTATTTAGAGATTCGTATTGGATTTTTGTTTTCTTTTTTAGATCAATTATTTCCTTTTCTAAATAATGATAGTCCGTAACTTTTTCATCCAATTTAGTAAAAAGATTATCAATCTGCATTTAGTAATTCCTCGTATTTTTCTTTAAATTCTGTTTCCTTGCGTTGATAGGTTTCTTTAAGTTTTTGTTTTTTGCTTTCAAATTTTTTCCTTGCTTTTTTTGCTTCTTTTATACTTTCGTAACCTACTTCTTTCAAATGATCCATAAGCATTTCTTTTTGACCTACTAATTGGTTTCTTTTTTTGTTTTTTTCTTCTAATTGTTTTTGGACTTCAATTAAATTCATGAAACTTTCTCCATAATATTATTTATGATTCTTTCTACTTTTTTACCTGGGTTGGTTTCTTTTACAATGCTTTGAAGGATTAAAGGAAATTTAGGTTTGTTTTGGTCCATTTCAGGAAGAACCTTAATAAAATTATTTATTTTTTCTTCAGCTTCTTTTTTTATAGTTTGGAGTTCTTCTTCTTTTTCTATTTTATGAAAATCGAAAACTTCATCAGGATGTAAAATTTTTAATGGAATTCTTTTAACAATTAGCTCAGGTTCTAATTTAATTCCCCAAACAGCTGGTTTGTAATCAACTTGCTCTTTTGTTTTTCTCACCATAGATCCACAATTTAATTGTATTCTGTTTTTGTATTTTAAAACATGAGGAGTATGGTTATCTCCAGAAATAATTATTTTAGCCCAAGGGTATTTTTTTAATAGATCTTTAGCACTTATAAAATCCTTTTGCTCAAAAAATATTTTTTCTTTTTTAATTACCATTCTATGAGTTAAGAGAACATCTGTTTTTTCTTTAGGTTCTTCATTCCATCCAGAAAAACTAATACTAAATTCAGAATTGTTGTCGGTGAAAACAAATCCAGATTCAACTAAAACACCTAAAGGAGTATTTTTTAATCCTGATTGATGGTATCGTAAATCATGTTGACCTGGAATTACTATTATAGTTACATTGTGTTTTTTTATGATTTTTATTATTTCTCTGGTTACGTGATATGAAGTTGTAGCGGAATCAAAAAAATCACCCGCAACTAATAAAAGATTGGAATGTGTTTTGTTTTTGGTAATTATTAATATTTGTTCAAATTTATCCAGAACTTGGGAAAGATAATCTCCTTTTCTTTTGTTCGGAGCAGAATCAGTGAGATGGAGGTCTGCTGCTGCTATGAAATCATATTCCATAAAAACCTTTATCCTCCTGTTTTGTATATCCATGTCTTGGTTGTATTCTTACTGGCATTTAATTGTTCCTTCCACAAGTAGGGCACGCTTCTTTTTCTCGGATTTCATTAAATAAAACCAAAGATTCATCAAATTCGAGTTTAGTTTTGTCTATTTGTAAATCTAAGGTCTCTATTTTTGTTAATACTTTACCTAATTCTTGATCTTCTTTATCAATTTGATTAAATTCACCCTTTGAATTTTTAAGCGTTTTAAGATCTTTTAAAGCGTTAGAGATATCAGACATCGCTTTTAACTCAAAAGTCACTTTTTTGATATGATTTATAGCGGTATTTAAAGATTCTATCTGATTTTCACAATGTATAAATTTGTTTCTTGCAATTGAAAGATTTAAAAGATCTTTTTGGGCTTTTTTAACATACTTGTATTTAACCAATTTTTTCTTATTATCAGCTAAAGATTGAATTAGATTATCCAATTCTGCTTGTTTTTCTTCTATTTTTTGGATTTGATTATTTAAATTTTTAATTTCTTCTGTTTTTTCTTTTGCCTCTATGATCCATTCATTTTCTTTTAATGAGGTTTCTTTTTCTTTTAATTCTTTTTGATAAACATCTAAGGTAGATTTAGCAGAACGAATTCTACTGTTCGCTTCAGCCATAGCTTTATCCATTATAACTAAATCAGAAACCTTATTAAATTCTTTTGCTACATAACCTGGTTTTTCAGTTAAAAGAAAATATTGCTCAGAAGGATGTTGGCCTTGTATATTAATTGAAGAGATTTTGGAAATTTTAAAAACCTCATCAGGTACGTCTGTTCGTAAGGCAACAAAAGGTTCTCCATTATTTATTCTATATTCATTAGTTCCAGATAAATTTCTTTGGCGTAGTACTGTGTCCTCTGAATCATAGGTAATTTCAACTGAAGTCATTTGTTTGTTATCACTAACAAAATCACTTCTGAAAGGAAATCCTTTAGGACGATTTAATGTGTTGAATTTTAAAGCCCGAATTAATCCAGACTTACCTTCATCCGATTCTCCAATTATTACATTTATACCTGGATGAAATTCTATTTCTGCATCTTTCCAAGATTCAAAATTTTTGATTTTGGCGGATTTAATCATAAATTATCCTAATAGTTTTTTAATTCCTCAAAAATGTGTGAATTGGTTCTTTCTCTAAAGTCCCATTCCTCGTCTGCTGCAACAGCTATTCTTTCATTATCACAATTTTCAGCCAACCATTGCAAATAATAAGAAGGAATATCTTCGATATCTTTATCTTTATGTTTTCCCCAAGGCATTATCATTTTCTTTTCCTTATTGTGTAATTATATAGTATTATTCGCTTGTTCTGAATTATTATAATCTTTTACGTTTTCCCAAACATTATGGAAATTTTCAGCATTTATGAGATCATCAGTATCAATATAACCATCTCTCTCATAATAGTCTACAATTTTATTCAAAGAATCAAACAATTTGTCAGGATAAGAATAATTAGAAGTTTCCAAAAAAGCCAAACAAAAAGATACTACAGAACCTACATGAGTTTCGTTTCCGATCCATTCAGCTTGTTTTCCAAATTCATCTAAATAATAAGAAAGAGCTTCTTTATTATCAGCATATACATTAGGATTATTTTTATATATTTTTTGCAGTTCTTTACCAACCAAATACTCAATTTCTAAAAAAGCTTTTTTTAATCTACCTGGGTGCAGAGGTTGAGCTAAAAAATCAGGAATAGTTTTAAGAATACCTAATTCGGCAATATGTTTGGCTTGTTCGTTAGAAATTCTCATTAAATTTTTTTCCTTTTAATAGGTTTACAAATTACCCTAATTATACCACTATTACTTAATGCGCATGTTTCCCTATTTAAATGACATGAATCATGTCCTGGTTCTTTAAGATGAGGAACTCCACAAAAACAATTCTCTTTACAATGTTTTGATTTTTTAGGAGCATTACAAATTAACCATACTTCTTTTACCATTAGCTACTCCTTTTTATTTTTACATCTTATTAAGATGTTATTATATTTTCATGCAAAAGTCAATAAGAAATTTATCTTTTTAGTACGTCTTCCAACGTATCAGTATCATTTCTATCATACCTTAATTCATCATATCTTGGTAAATATAAAGAATAAACACCTTCTCGTTTTTTGTCCGAGATAAGAGACTCATATTCTATTGAAACAATTGTACCTATTTCTTGATCCCAATCAAGTTTTCTTTGATCATCTGTAAAACCGGAAATAGAAACTTTTATTTTTCCATCATCTGATTCGCATTGTAATGATCCTAATAATTTTTCATACTTGGTATCTTTTTCTCCATAAGACCAACCTATTATTCTTAATTCTGCTTCAGATACGTTTTTTTCTTTTATCTGATCAGGAGAAGTGTGGTTTTTCCAAAGAGCAGTAATTTTTTTGAGTATGGTGCCTTCCCCGCCTTTTTTCCTTATCTCTTTGTAAAAATCATCAGCTTCTTTTTCTGTTTTTACTAAACGAGTACGTATTAAAGAGAATATTTTTCTAGTTGGATCTACATTATTTACAAAATAAACAACAACAGACCATCTTTTTTTATATTCCCAATCACACTCACTTTTTAACCAATCTTCATAAAGAACCGCATCCCATAATTTAACAATAGCACCTTTTGCCATTTCAGGATTAGCAGTATTTTGAATACAAGAATTTAAAATTCCGTTTCCGGCTTTCCGAGGAAGAGTTTTCTTATTTTGTTGGATTAATAATTCACCCATATAAACTATGTCTGATTTGGATTTATGGTATTTTTTAATCCAATCTTTTATATGATCTAATTGGTGAATTTCGTTTCCATTTCTTGATCTTAATATAATCTCATCATTTTTAATGACAATATTTACAAACATCCCATCTGCTTTTTCTTGAACAAAGACTTCATCTTCCCAAACAATGGTGTGGCGTTTGTTTTTAGCAGTAGAGCATCGACAATAGGGTATAATAAAAATTAATCCAGGACTAGCTTTATTAATGAGTTTTTGACTAAATCCACATTTAGCGTCTTTTCTCACAATCATTTGAACCACTTTGTATGTTTCAGGATCAATAGATGATAATTTAGCTAATTCTTTTTTATCCTGATCAGAAGTTCCTTTTTGTTTTGCCAATTTATTTAGAAAAGCAAATATATCCTCATTGGTTGTTTTATTATCCTCAGAAAATAAATCTTTCTTAGGTTTAATCATTCTCGGCAGTACTTTGATCTTGTAATGTTTTGAACTATCATACATTAGCTGAATTACCGTTCTAAATTCTGTTTCTTGTAAGTGTGTTTTTAATAATTCAACTTTTTGATTAGTTGAAGAAGTTTTTTTAATCTCCATTAGTTTATCGTATACTGATTTTAAAGACATTTTTCTATCCTTCTTTATAAATAATTATTGGTATATTTAATTCTTTAGCTATATCAAGTCCTATTTTATTTGATTTTTCCCAACGCTCTATCAAATCATTATTTTCAATAGAAACCATAGCAACTACTCTTGTTATACCTACTTGAAGAATAATAGACATACAAACAGAACAAGGCAAAAGAGGATAAACAAAAAGAGAATGATCTTCTAAATTCCTGTTAGCAAATAGAATCGCATTTACTTCAGCATGGATAGTTTTGGCTAATTTTTCTTCTCTATTTTCCATCCCTTTATCTTTTATACCTCTTGGGTATCCATTATAACCAAGACTTACAAGTCTGTTTTTGTTATTTGCAATTATAGCTCCGATTCCATATGAAGGGTCTTTTGACCAAGTTGAAACTTCTTTTGCTAAGTTTAAAAACCTAAGATCCCATTTTTTGTTATTATACATTTCCTATTTCCTTTTATTGTAAGCAATCCTTCGTACTTAACATGTCAAACATATGAACAAACATAACCTCAGGAGGTAAATTTTCAAAGGAGAAATTAACGATTTTTTTCGCATCCGGCGACCATCTGCCTGAATGAAATCTAATACAAGTTTCCATTAGAGTAAATTCTTCTTCAGAAAAATGATATAGGAATAGTTTTTTGTTTTTAACAAAAAGGTTAGCCATTTCCTGGTCATGATTTCTTGTAGTATGGGGATTTTTTCCTGTTTTACCGTATTTCAAAGAATCGTGGAAAATTATAGAAAATAAAATAGCATCATTTTTTGTTGATTTTAAAGGTGTTCCGAACATAGGCAAAATCTTAATTGCAGAATTTACCATTTCGTAGGTGTGTTCTACGATGGTTGGAACTGAACCATCTGCTCTTTTATGATATTTCATAGTAGAGGATGAGTATCTATTCCAAATATCAGGTAATTTAGAATTAACAACAAGAAACAATTTGTAACCATTAGGTGTTAAATGTTGTTGGGCCAATAAATCAATGGAATCAAACATAATAATTCTCCTTTGTCTAATGGATCTCTTCAATTGTTTTTTTCTTTCTCTTCGTTCTTTTTTTGATTGACCTCTTATTGAATTTAGGTTCTACTCCAAATTCTTCGTAGTACTCTTTTAATTTCTTTGTTAGTTTTCCTGATTTAGGATATTCTAAAGGTTTTCTATTCGGATAGTTAAGTAAGACTAACTTTTTAAGTAGGTTAAAACTATTTTTGCTTAATTCTTTTGCTTTTGGTTTTTCTGAAGGATGCAAATAAGGATAAGGTTCTCTTTCTAAATAATTTGCAGTATTTCTTAATAGGTCTGGTAAACTAATATTAAATTTGTGTAATCCTAGTCTAATCAATACATTAGCAATTTTTCCTTCAAAGCTGTTCGCTTGTCTATGAATAACGCCTCTAATTTGACCTGAATTAGGTAATTTTAAAAGTTTTGCATGTTTTTTATGCAAGTGATCAACTACCATAGATTCCACAGGAAATTCTTTTTTTAGTATAGGACAAATACCTCTTTGTTTTATGTGTATTTTTTTTCGAAAATTTGAAAGATCTAACCCAGTTAGTTCTTTGGGTTTTGTTTTCTTTATCTTTTTTATTTTCCTTATTTTTATTTTCGTTTTTTTCATTTTCTTCACTTAATGCCCCTAAGAGCTTTGTACCAATAATTAAAATCTTTTTTAATAGGTAAGAAATCATATTCTTCTCCTACTCTTTTTATTCCTTTTTTTGTAGGACGATTATTAAAATTAATTTCATAAGTTGGAGTACCCTGAAAAGGCAATATTACAAGCTTTTTGTTTCTTTGGATTAAATCAAAATATTTTTTATTTTTTATTTTTTGATAGGTTTTATGGTGAGAAGGTAATTCTTGTCGAAGATATTTTATTATTGTTTTTTCTCCTATTCCAGGTATTCCTGGCACCTCGTCAGTTCTGCAACCTCCAACTGACTTGACCTTTTTCCAATCAATAGGTTCTATTCCATATTTTTCAATAAAATCCTGCTTTGTGAAATACTTTGATCTTCTGGCATTCAGTATGCAAACTGTATTTGTAAGTAGTTGATACATATCTTCGTCCGTGGTTACTATAATTATTTCACATGAAGGATTATTTTTGCATACACTGGCTATTACATCATCAGCTTCTAAACCAGGAGTTTTAAATATGTTAGTATAACCTAACATAGGTAGAATATTTTCTTCAACTTCTGTAAATTGAGGATAAGCAATATCATCAAGTACTATTTGCTCTGGTTTTTTCTCCTTAGTTCGTTTTATTTTATAGTCAGGAAAGATTTTACGTCTTTCTGCTTGTTCATTATGGCTGTCTTTTGCAAAAACGCATACAGTTGGTCTTACTTTTCTCATTAAGTATTGGAGTCTAAATAAAAAGTTAAAAATAATATAAGTAGGTCTTTCATTTAATTTTAATCTTTTAAAATCCTTGTTGTGTTTTAATATGTGCAATATGGCGGAAGTATCTATTAATAATATTCGATTTTGCATGTTTGTTCCTATATAAAGTAAAAGGGCACTTATCTATTTGATAAGCACCCTTTTATAGATTAAAACCACATTTGATTATTCTTCCCAGTCTGTGTTTTCCCAGTCAGTATCTTCTTCCTCTTCAGCAAAAAGGCAGGCGATAATTTCTTTTCGTAAAGTTTTTATTTTTTGTGTGTGGTCTATACCTTCTAAACCTTCTGCTGTTTCACATAGTTCTCTTAATTCCTTCGAAGACATTTCATTAATTTCATCCTCAGAAAGTTCTTCTTCTTCAGGATCTTCTTCTTCATCTTCTTCATCTTCATCGGAATCATCTTCTTCTTCAGGATCATCTTCTTCTTCATCTTCTTCATCTTCTTCAGGATCATCTTCTTCTTCTTCTTCAGGATCATCTTCTTCATCTTCTTCATCTTCATCGGAATCATCTTCTTCTTCATCTTCATCGGAATCATCTTCTTCTTCATCTTCTTCTTCATCTTCTTCAGGATCATCTTCTTCTTCATCTTCTTCAGGATCATCTTCTTCAGGATCATCATCTTCAGGATCATCATCTTCAGGATCCTCGTGTGAATCTCCTAAAAGACTTTCTACTTGAGTACCGCAAAGTTCCCATAGTTCTTCAAATGTTTTTTCTGCCTGCTCTAAAGATGGAATCGAATAATCCATTCCGGCTTCTGCTTTGTTCCATTCTTCTCCGCCAACTTGTATTGTTTTTGAAAAAGAAACTCTAATACGAGGTTTAGGGTCAAAATCAATAATGTCTGCCTTTGTCGAAGTTATAGTTTTGATTTTTTTCGCCATGGTAAATCTCCTTATTCATATTTTGGTTTACGTTCTGGTTTTAAACTTTCCATTACATCATCATATGCTTTTTTGCACAGTTTATACAAACTGACTTCTTTATTTTCCTCTTCAATATAATCAATAAGTTCTTTGACAGATGGGTGTTTCTTTTTACCTTTAGAATCTTTTAACTCTAAGAAACCTTTTGTGTTTACTGCTTTTTTAGTTCCTGTCCAATCCCCTTCATCCATCAAAAAATTGATACAAGACTTTATGTTATCTATTCCGTAATCATTAAGAATAGGAAAGTAAAATTCACCATGCTTACCAGTTAACTTGTTTTTAGTTATTTTACCTTGAACATTAGTAATGATGGTTCTTTTGCCCTTTTTCTCTTTTTTCTGACATGCTAACCATATTTCAAAAGCTGAGTAAAATTTTAATGCCCTTCCTCCTGATCTTGTTTTTGGAGTAAATTGAGCACCGAAACCTATGTTATCTCTTGTTTGTGAAATAATAATAAGAAGGGAATTAGTATCTTTTAATTCTTGTATTCTCATAGAGCAGAATCTTGAAAAGATTTTAGCTTTGCCGTCACCAAAATCACCTGTTGTTTCATTTCCTTTTTCTCTTTTTTTACGATTTTCGATATCTTTTTTAATAGCAGCTTCACTAGTTAATCCATCGAATGAATCAAGCACATAAATAAAAGGTTCTCCTTCATCCAAAAGAGAAGCAATTCGATCATTAAAATCTTCAATAGTCCTGCTTCGTTCAGTTTGATCTATCCTATTAGCGCATTGTGAACCAAACAGAAGGGAAATATTAAACTCATTTGCTGCTTCTACATCATCATATTTAAAAAGGTAATCATCAAATCTTTTTAACTTATTACATTCCGCAAATATAGTAAAAGCTAATAAGGTATTATGACTTATAAACCCATTACTCCAAAATAAATGTGAATTTGGAATATGAACATCATAAACTATTGTTTGATTTATCTTTTCTTCAATAATCGAAATTGAATCAAAACAATATCCTGATGAAAGAATTGTGTTATAAAAAGATAAATCAATAGGCCATTCTAAAAATAATTCAATAAATCGTTTAATCATTTTTTTTGAGCCATTTTCAGTATTTGCAAATTTTATTCTCGGAAAACGTCTTGGATCATTTGTACATTTTCCGTTTTTAGACCATCCTACTTTTTTCCTTAATTTTTCAATATCTCCTTTCATTTTTTTAATTAAATTTGGTATTGAATCATAATCACTATTTCTTTGAGTATTTTTTCGTTTTAAAAATTCATTATATTTAGAACTTCCGATTAAATTATTATAAAGAATTAGTTCATCTCCATAAATATTTACAGCCCAATAAATATGATCATGATAATTTACTCCGTCAAAAGCACCATTTTTAAAAGATAAAGTAGAAATTATACCTAAATTTAAGAGCATTAAATGGACTTGTTTTGCTAATTGTTTCGATGCAGTATAATAACTTATTTGTGTTTTAGTTCCATACCCATCACAATCTATTAAAGCTTTTAAAAAAGAAGTTTGAATATTTTTAGGTGATTTTAAAATACATTCTGGAACAAATTTATACCTTGCTGTAAATTTATCAGGATTATCAAATAAATTAGCAATAACAGTAGCTAAATGTTTTCCTCCTATAGATTGTTGTTTTAAAGATATATTTAAATTAGATGCTATTGTGCTTAAATCTTCCCTAATATAAGATTTAGTAGTAGAAAGAAAAATAGTATTAGGGTATATATTTCCATCTGCTACAATATAACCTAATAATCTAGCAAAAGATTCGTTTATAAATTTAGGAATATTTGCTTTCTTTACATTAGTTTCAGATAAATTTATATTTTTAATAGGAAAATATTCTTCCGTAAAATTATTAGTACCTCTTGCTATTATAGCACAATCGTCTTTTTTAATATCTTGTAATTTACGCATTTTGAATTGGAAATTTTTATTCATTATCATAATAGGATGATCTAGAGTTCCTTCAATAGAATATCCTTTTTTAGTGATAATTTTTATTGTCTTAGAGACTTTTTCTTTCCAAAAAAGTGAGGTTACGTCTTTTCGGTTTTTATCTATAGATAAAGTTTCAATATAAGGGCTTATCCCCTCTTTTTTATTTTTACCTATATCATCTATTAACTCCATTCCTTTTGAAGTTAAAATATATGAATTTTTAATACATTTACCTGCGTGAGAATCACCTATTAAATTAATCATTTTTCCTAAGTTAAAAGCTCCTTGCCAATTACCAGAACATTCAAGATGACCGGTTGTTGATCCCATTGGAACTAAATTATTAACATCAATAAATTCAGGATCAACAACCTCTTCTTCATCCATCATGGCTTCAAAAGAATCAGCAGTACTTATAATTTTTTTAATAGGTTTGATTTTTATCTTTTTGGCCATAATTAGAATCCTTAATAAGGAATGTCATCATCAGTTTTTTTCTTCGGTTTTACTTTGACTTTTTTCTTCCCAGGTTTGGTTTTTTTCTTTTCTTTGGTTTTAGGCTTTTCGGTTTTTTCTTCTTCCTCAGCCACACCATTAAAGGCTTTTTCGATTTCTTCATAAGAAGGGTGCATATCAATTACTTGATCCAAAGAAAAAGTAGAGTCAAGAATCTTATCTGGTATTTTTGATTCTCTTTTAATAAATCTGTGACCAAGATAGGATGTATTTTCTTTACCAGAACCTTTACGAGTCCAGCAAACACTTTTACCTTCATCTGGATCTGAAAAAGTATCGTAACCCCCACCCCTAGGAAGCTTTGCAATTTCTTCAATTTTTTCTTCCATGAAAAAATGAGCTGCATCAAAAATTTGAACACCTTTATTTTCTTCTTTGGCATCAGTACGATCCCAAATAAGATAGATGGACCTTCTTTTTGGTCTGTGTTTACTCCATTCTTCTTTAGGTAGACGATTTGCTTTTATAAATTCACAAATCGGACAAGGAAGTCTGAAATTTTCCCAAGGACAAACATAAGGCTGACGCATTGAACCTACGTTTTGGTGAACAAACAAGTCTAAAACATAATCAAAGTCACCTTCGTCAGTAATAGGATTTTCCCCGGTTGTATCAACAGGCATGTCTGGACCAACTTCCCAAGGTAAAATATCAACGATGTGCTGGCCTTCTTTGCACCGAAAAAATTCTACTCCTGTGGGGATTTTTGATTTGTTGAAAACTGTTGGAAAAGCGGTACTTTTCGCTGGCGTGTTGTGTCTTTTTTTGAGGCTGTTTTTCTTTTTTTTCATTCTTTCCCGAAATGAGGACATGTCTTTACTCCTTTTTTAATAATTGGTAAAATGGGACCATTCGCCCTATATCCAAAACTACAATATAAGTATAGCACAGATTTTTATCTGTAGCTATTACTTTTTACGGTTTTTCATCTTTTCATTTATGGCTTTTTTTCGAGCTTCATGACCTTTAACTGACTGTATTTTCTTAACATCCTTTACTATGTTTCTTGGTTCGGAATAAAATCCACCTATCCTTAAAGCTACAAGATTTCCAATAGCATGTTTACGATGTTCAAATGAGGTTTTTACTCCTGTAAGTCTAACAAACAAGGCATTTGCTTTGTTGTATTTTTTTAATGCTTTTTGATAGTTTTTATTGATAATTATTGTGCTTTTTATTCCGCCTTCCGCTGGTTTAGAATTAAATCCATATTGTTTGTAATTTTGACGAATCTCTAAATCCAATTTAGAACTAATCCATTCTAATTTTGCTTTTGCTGTTTCTTTATGGTCAAAAGCATCTGCATACTCATCTGCATAATGTAGATATAAAGAGGAATGCAATTCCCATTCATCTTCTAAGTTGGATTTATCTATATCTATATCTCGCCTGTAATTCCGCATTTCATTTTTATCAATCATCTGTAGTACTTTCCTTTTTAATCAATAATATGGCAAGCTTTAAAACAAGCTAAGGATAATCCAGCTTTTCCAGAATCATAAAAATTATCTTTAAATTCATCCATAATTAAAGCAAAGTTATCTCCTTCTGGATTATTCAAAATGCATGAATTTAAATAACCAAGAATAGGCCGTCTGGCCGATTCACCATCTCCTTTAAATTCTTTGAGAAGTTTTTTTACTTTATACCATCTTGTTTTATCGTTTATTTTGAAATTAACCAAAGCTTGACAGATTTCGTATACATCTTTTTCAGAAGTACCTGAAGATTTCAACAGTTTGATTGCTGATTCTTCATCATTTTTCATGTCAATTACCATATCCAGATATTTTAAAGCAATACCAGGAGACCCATTCGATAATTCAATAACTTTTTCAAGAATGGAATTAGGATAATTTTCAATCTTTTCTGCTTGGATAATAATTTTAAGGTGCTTCATCATTTCGTTGCTGTTTAATGGAGCAACTTCATAAATATGGCATCTTCGTTTAAACGTATCTTTCAAAGCTTCTGGGTTTGTAGTACATAAAATAAAATGAACGTGTGCTGGCGGTTCTTCTAAGCCTTTAAGAAGGGCTTCTTGAACATTACCTAATAATTGATGGCATTCATCCATTAAGATGACTTTTTTTTCACCAGACATAGGTGTATATTTCATGTCTTCTAATACGTTTCGAATAGCAGGTAAGGTTCTATCATTTGCAGCATTCATTTCCTTATAATCATCATCATGACAGGATAGCGCCCTTTTGATAATTCTACCAAGAGTTGTTTTTCCACAACCACTTGGACCTACAATTAGAAAAGAAGAAGGTGGGTTTTTTCTTTTCACTACTTGTTGTAGATTCTCTTTTAATTCCTTGTTTCCGGCAAACATTTTAAATGTTGCAGGTCTATAAAGGACTTGTAAACTCATTTAATTTTTCCTTTTTATTCTCACTCCAAGTTAATAGTAGGTTACAAATAAACCTACTTCGAGAAACTCCTTGTTTTTTTGATTCCTCTTTTAGTTCTTTTTCAAGAGGAGTTGGAATTGTAATTGAAATTGTTTTGCTCATTATGTATCTCCTTTAAAATTTATAATATAATTCAATTCGTTTTTTATTATTTGCAGTCCAGATTTCCTTTGTATGTGGTTCTTCATGATTAGTCCATTCTGCTATTTTTTGATCATCTACATTATGATGACGATCTTTCGGATTTTTACAAACCCATAAATAAGGTAAAGTTATTATGGCTTGTTTTGATATTCTTTTTATTTCTTTAAATACTTCAGACTGGTTTGGACTCAAATGTTCAAGGACTTGTAATGCTACTAAAATATCATATTTTTTATTAGGAATGTTCCATGGTGTTTCTCTAATATCAAATACGTAAGATTCAGTATGTTTATTTCCTACATATTTTTCTTTTATATCCATAGAGTCACTGAAATTCATTAAAGAGATACCGGCAGTCCCTATTTCAATAGCAGTTGTCGGATTTAATTGTTTAATTTTTTGGATTATAGGTTCCATATAGACCCATCTTTTTTTATAAGAACTATTCCAATAATCCTCATCTCTTTTGACAACTTTATCAAAAAAAGACTCAAACGTTAAATATTTTTTCATGTGTATTACCTTCATTTGTGCTATAAGTATATTACATTCTTATGCAAAAGTCAATAAGAATTTATTGTTTTCTTAATGACCTATCTTAATTCCAAAGTTCAACATTCAATGGATCAACTTCTTGCATTTCTGCCAAGCTTCCTCCATCCTCTCGGAGTTTAGAAAGTTCAACTTCTATTCCCATAGGAACCACTAACCAATCAAACTTATCCTTTAAACCTGAGACTATTTTATGCACTTCTCTATGATAAAGTTTTAATTCCTCTTTAGGAACATCTGCAATAATTGAATCATGTATTTGACCAATAAGTTTTGTTTTTAATTTTTTCCTTTTGATCATTTTTTGCACTTGAACCAAAGTATAGAGAAGCAGATGAAAACTTGCAGATTGAATAGGAAAATTATTACACTGATTATTAGACATATATCCGGTAAATTTGAATCCAAATAAACTTTCTATATATCCATACTTTTGATAAAATTCAATGATATTCTTTTTCCATTGTGTATATTGTGGAAATCTTTTATTCCACATTTTGTCTTCTACTTCTTTACAATGTTCAAGAAAACTACCAGGAGTAGGACGACCATTCTCCATTTCACCTAATTCAATAATACCTTTAGATTCTAACCATTCTTTACAAGTCTGACCATTAGGTAATTTTAATCCTGCTTCAACTACGTTGGCCCAAAAGACAGGCGCGCATGATCCGAACCAATCACCATAAAATTGTGCAAAGGTCCAATTATTTTTTGCAAAGAATCTAATAATTTTAATTAATTTTTTCTGTTTTTTAGTGTAGTCTGGCCGTTCTAACATATCAGGAGGCAATAATAAAAGGTCAGTTGCATTGTCTCTATGCATGTCGGTAGATTTGTCTTTTAAATATGCTATAAAATTTGGATCTTTATGGCAAGATGCTGAGGCTATAACTTCTGCTCCGGAAAAGTCTGTTTCTGATATAGCACAACCTTTTCTTGGAATTATTCCTGATCGCACTAAAATTTTAATTTCTTCGTCTCGTTTAGGTTGGTTTTGGAAGTTAGGTCCAGAACTACTTGATCTATAAGAAATAGGAATAATTAAATCAAAGAACGGATGTAATTTTTTTCTTACGATTTCTCTTTCAAATTGACCTAAATAAGTACCTAAGGCTTTTTCATATTTTTTTTTGATGAGGAGTTTCTTCACAAAAGGTAAATTTAGTTTTTCAAGTGTTTCCTTATCTGTTTTATAATTGTCTTTTGATGTGAAAACTGGATCTTTTCCAAGAACTTCATAAAAAAGATTACCTAAGTCTTGATTTGAGGTCAAAAGCAAAGGCTTTCCATACTGTTTTTTAAATGCTCTTGCTTCTCGACCTGTTAATAATTCTTTTTCTAATTGGGCAATTTTCTTTTCAAGTTTCCTCCTTGTTATTTTGTAGTATTTTGTATTCATACAAAAACCATTTAATTGCAAGGTAGCCATTTCTTTATTGCCTTTCATAAAGAAATTGTAAGCTTGAAGTAATCCTCTTTGTTTGGTGATTATTTGGATTTGTTTATTGTAGAGCATATGAGTATAGATACAATCTAATCCATTATACATTAATGCATCATTCAAAGGAAATTTTTCTATTGAGTTAAATTCACCCTTTGATTTTAGAAAAGGTTTAATATCTTTATCATACGGCCTAACTCCAAAATTTACAAATGCAAGAAATTTTAAACCACTTATGCCTTGTCTATTATCAAGAATATGGGCACACATCATAGTATCAAAATGCCATTTATGTCTCTTTTTAAAGAAAACTTTTCCCCAGATTTCTTCGTACTTGGAGTTTTGCGCTATCTTTTTTATCTTAGGAATTTTTAAAATTTTTCGCCAGAGAAGCCTTATTTCTTTTTGTTCTTGTTTTGTCCAGAAATCTCGATATTGATAAGGAAATGAAAAAGCTTTTTTCTCATTCACAGAAAAACTTATGGTGACAATTTTATGTCCGTTTTTAAAAGGTTTTAAACCTGTAGTTTCATAGTCATAAGTAATTAAGGGTTGTTTTTTTATTACCTTTAATAATGTCGATTTAAGAGCTTTGAAATCTTTAAGTATAGTAATGTACTGCTCATGATCTGTTTGCTTAATAAACGGCTGGTTTAGGCTATCAATGGCGTTTTGTAAATCTCGTTCAAATAGACTTTTAAGATTTTTGTTCTTTGGATCATCTATGAGATCAATTATTGGATTTAGTGGAAAAGCATTACATTGTAATTCTTGATCAGGAATCAGATAACCTCTCCATCTTTCGATCTCTCTATTAGAAAAATCTTGACCAAATAAAGAAGCAATAGGAGTGGAACCTAAAAGAATCACAAGGGAAGGCTTTAAAGTCAGAATTGTTTTTTTGACAAAAGGATAACAGGCTCTAATTTGATTATAAGTAGGTTTGTAAGTTTCACACCTAACTGCTTTCATTCTCCAGCAATCTCTGTGTAAATTTATTCCTGTGAATCGAAGTTTTTTTTCAAGCAATTCTCCTTCTTCTCCACTGAAAGGTGTTCCGTATAACTCATCATCTAAGGTTGCCCCTTCCCCGATAATGAGTATTTTCCTTCTCCCTTCTCCTTCATATTCTATTTGAGGATGATTCTTATTTTTATATAAACCGCATTTCAAACAATCCGATTTCAATTCAGAAATGTCTGTTTTTATTTCACAGGTTTTTTTAATCTCAGACTTCGAAAACAAACTCATATTCAATAGTTTCCTTTTTCTAAATATCCCCCATCCCGTACGTGATCAAAATGTGAACCGCATTTAAAACATCTTAAAACTCTACCTGTAGGGTCTTGGGTGTTTACATTTGTGTAGTTACACGAGGGGCAATCCCATTCATAATTGGTAACTTGATAATATTTAACCCAATCAGGTTTTCTGTTGTCTTGTTCGTCCATTTTATTTTTCCTTTTTACCGTAACGAGTATATCTTTCTCCTGCGTCTTCATCTTTAGAGAAAAAAGCAGTTAAAACAGCAAAGGTTTTTGTCTCAAGCTTTGCCTTACCCTCAACAAAAGTTATTGTGGTGGCGAACTTAATCATTTCTTTTAGAAAATCTGGATTTATTGTAAAATCAATCAAATCTAAGTTGTAATCAACTGGTGCAGAATATTTTAGTTTGCCTTCATCGGTTTGGACTTCTAATTTACAAAGATTTTTTTCAATCTTAATTTTTAAAGGAGGAGCATTGCCATCATTAGTAAAAACAGAAGCAAGATCTATACCATTTAAAAGTTCAGACGGCAAATCAACTTTTGATCCTTCAAAATCAAAAAGATGTTTCCATTTAGGAAAATTTCCTTCTATTTTTCGAATTGAAAAAACACATCCATCTTTGTTTTTGAAAAATAACCACCCTTTGTTACTTCCATAATTAGTAGGTTCTATTCCAAGAAGATGTTTCACTTCGCTTGCTTTAATGAACATAGGTTCAATTTTTGATTTTAATTTTGCGTATGCTATTCTTTTCTTATCTGTAGCTACACAGGTTTTGTTTATTAATCTAATGCAAGAAATAGTGGAATCAGTATCAGATTTCGAAGCAGCAAAAGAACAAAGATTTATACTTTCTATGAAATTTTTAGGAAGCTTCTTCCATTCTACTTTTTTAATCCCTTTATTTACAACCGAAATTCGTTTAATAATTTCTGAATCTGTTATAGCCACTAAAGTCACATCAACACCCTTTGATTCAATTTTTATTTGGGCATCAGTTATAGGTGACATTTTAAATTGATCAGAAGGAAGCTTGCTGATCAATTTATAAAAAGTTTCGGCATGAATAAATGATTTGAAATCAGTTACAAAAGGATGCATTATTGATACTTTGTCATTATAGGTAATTATATTCTTACCATCAAAGTAGAAATTTTTCATTCCTTCAACAATATCTTTCATAGCTAATCCTGGTTTAATGGCTGAAAGAATTTTTAAAGTTTTTCCTTTATCATAAATTTTTGCTTCTTTTGATTGTAACTTTAACTCTTTTTTTGGTGTTTTTTTCTTTAGTTTTATCTTCTTTGCCATTACTAACTTCTCCTATTGCTGGGTGTGTTTTTAAGGATAAATCTTTTTCTTTAATTTCTACTTCTTTTTTGATTTTTGGTTTTTTATTTTGGATTACAACATCAGCAGCTTTAGGATAAAAAAATGTGCAAAGGCGATTATAATCTTCTTTCATTGTTTTTTCTAAAGCAACTTCATTTTGAACCTCATCTGTAACAGTAAAATTACCTGCTAAATATAGCTTCATTTTAAAATAATGTCCTTTCTTTGTGTTTGAACTTCCAAGGCCATTCAGGTAAAGAATTAGCTAAATCTTTGTAGTATTCTGCATTGAAAAAATCCCTCATTAGGTTGTTATTTTTTACACCTTTTTCAATACAGTTTTCGATTAGTGTATGGTTTTTGTGTTTTGAAATTCTAAATTCTTTACCTGGAGTAACTTTATAATCTAATGGAACTTTTTTGTATTCAGATTTTCCTAAAATATATCCCTTATCTTTAATGTATTTTAGGATCATTTTTCTTTCAATTTTGGAAAAATTATCTAAATGTTTTCCTGCTAAATCTTTTTTTGTTGACCGATCAGAAATAAAAAGAATAATAGGTGTAGTTTTGTAATCATATTTTCCGTTTTTTAACTTAGGTATCAATATAGCTCCAAATCTTCCGAAGTGGGCCCAAGCTGTGGAATCAACTGAATTTCCTGTTACATAAATTTTTTCATTACATCTTGTAAAAAAAGCTCCACTTTTAACTTTTACACACCACAAATTACCAGTATAGTTCTCAATCCAATGTCTTGTTTGATTATTATAGATATAATCTACTGAGGAAGTACGCAGACTTTTTTTATTATTTTTACCGTAAAAAATAGAAGTAGGAATACCTAATAATAAATAACCTATGCGTAAAATTTCTAAATTTTCTTTTTTAACAGATCTATTTACTGTAATTTCTATTCCTTTTCTTCTAATTAATTTTGTTAAAGTTCCATCTCCTTTTATAGAAGCATCTATAAACATTTTTAATTGGTCTTTTGTTAAATCAAAAATAAAAGGTAAAGGTATTTTTTTATCAGGAGCTAGAGACCATATCCATTTAGAAATATTACCATATATCTCATAATTGTTCATTCCACATTCCCCTTTACAAATACAGTATTTTTCTTTACTTTTATTTAAAAGGGTTTCAATTTCTTTACATTTTTTAGGATTAGCTGTTTTAGATTGGTATATAATTATGCTGTTGAATTTGCATCCTTTTTTAGATCTGTCTCTCATAGACCCATCTGTCCAAATCCATCCTAATAATTTAACTTGCTCATCTGAATATTTTTTTTCAGTTGGAAATTTATAATCTTTACCTACCCTTGGAATAGCATCACTTTTTGTTAAATAATCAGTTTCTTTAAATCTCCATTTTAATCCTCTTTTATTATGGTCGGTTGTTATCCACCTATGATTATTTGAAATATGAGCATCAATATTTCGGTTTTCAATATGGGTTATTTTTTCATTTTTTACTGGGAATACTGGAATATCTAAAATAGGTTCCCATTTGGTTACTCCTTCATCAAATGCTAATATTTCTTCTCCTATCTGTAGTTTGCTTCTCTTTTTCCAACCTTTTTTAGTAAGAACTTCATGGTCTTCTTCGGTCATGCAATACCAAGGAAAACGATTTAATAGAAAATTAGAAGTCATAGCAAAACCATGTGTTTTATGTGTAGGATATCCTTTTGTGTCAGTAATAGCATTAAATACCATATCTCCAAAAGGAAGAAATTCTTTTACTGTTTTCTCTTGACCTACGCCTCCTATTCCTAAGTATTCATAATTATCAAGATGTTTGTATAACCATTTTTTATCAGTATTGGCATGAATAACAGGTAATGGATTTAAGTCGTGAGTATTTTCTAAATATTTGAGGGTTTTCCAACTTAATTCAGGATTGAAAATAACATCCACATTTACATAAACATCAATCAAATGAAGTCTTTGCTTTACCCATTCTGCATATTGATCAACATAATTCCAAAATGCGTCAGATTCATAAAAAGAATAACCATTCACATGTTGTCGATTGATAACATATTTGGTATATAGAGAGTGAGCACCTGAATCAACAAAAATACTTCTCATTTTAATCCTAAAATAAAGGGTTATCTACATAGTATTTAAAATCACCTTGCATAATACTGAGCATTCTTTTCCAAGAATTATCAAATGGTTTGTAAATGTGTGAATAATCTGATATAGCAGCACTTAATGCCTTTTTTAAGGCTAAAACCGCACTTGTCACATCATTCTTTTCATACATGTAATCATAGTTATAGTTCAATGCTTCTGGGAAACTTAAAAAATTAGGATATAAAGGTCTACATCCACAAGTGGTGGCTTCTAAAAGAGTCCAACTTACAAAATCTTGATCTGCGGTATTCATTTGTATCTTAGATTCTAATAAATTGGTATAATATTCTTCCTTAGAACAATTTTCTCTTAATTTAACTACATAAGGATATTTATTGATTAAATTTTGTAATCTTTCAAGAAGGGCAGAGTCATTACTTCTTAATTTTTCTGAAGAAGTAGTAATAAGGAAATTCACATCTATTTTCAATTGGATGCATCTCTCTATAACATCCATAAAAAATCCAGGATCTTTTTCTTTGTCCCATCTGCTTGAATAAATTACTTGATTATCTGCTTTAAGAGGTACGTGTTTAGGGAAATGGGATTCTACTTCTTCACTATTATAAGGCAAACCAGTTAAGAAAACATTACCAGGATGACCAACATTATGATAAAGACAAAGATCACGAAGACAAGTTGAAGTAACAAAAATTCCACTTAAACATTTAGCAGTACCTTTTTCAAAATGTCTCATCCAATGGCGCATATCATATGTGAAATCAAATTTGTCAATACTTTGGGCATGTAGCATGGCGTACATTCTTGGTTGAATACCTGTTAAGTGAAACGCATATGGCAAAGCAGAAAACCCTGGAGTCCAAAAATCATCAAAATAAATAACATCGTCTGAGGTGATATGGCCTGCCTTCAAATGACTTAATAGGTTTTTAATTTGAGAACAACACCACATTCCTCTATTTGTTGAATCAAGAACAACACCATCAGTAATAAGAGAAGAAGCTAAGTTGCTGTCTCCTTCTACTCTGGTATAATTTACACCTTCTTTCATCCAATTTCTTTCTAACCATCCTGTTTCAGGGGCTGATAATTGGCAAGTATACCTTTCTTTGTACGATTCTAAAGGAAGATAAAATAATTTTCTCATAAGTCCTGGTCCCATTCATATAGTTTTGAGTCAAGTGAGTTTGTAAAGGGTTTTTGTAGTTCGTACCAATTAACTTCTTTTTTACTTTCAATCTTAAAAACAGAAGGATTAACTTCTAAATAATCTTGAATAACATAAATAATATTGGTTCTTTTTAAAAAAGAGGGAGGGATTAATTTTAAATCATCTCCTTTTAAAATTTCTAAAAAAATAGTAAAATGCTTAGGAATCCATTTAAGATGTCCAATTAAATCAGGATTAATTCCTCGATCATTCCCAGCTCCAAAATACAATCTGGTTATATTGTATTTTTTAGCAAACTCAAAAAAAGATGTTCTGTTTATTGCGTTTTTAGGAATAAAAAGAGTTAGAATACCTTTTTGAGGTCCTTCTGCTTCTTGTCCCGTGAACACATAATTTTTAATCATGATAATCCTTTGGTACGGGAGACGGGACTCGAACCCGCAACAGACTCTTTTTATCTGTCCCTCCGGTTACTATATTTCACCGGCCAGAGTGTCTACCAATTTACATCTACTCCCGCTTAAAATTTATCCAATTTCAGTACAATTTCTCATATATCTTTATAAGGATCTTCAACGTCTTCGTCTTCATATTCATCTTCTGAAGGTAGCAATAAAGATTTTGTGAAGGATTCAATACATTTTTTACTTCTACAAAATATTGCAGCCCCATCTAACTCGTCGTCTTGCCTGAAATTATTTCCTACTACACCTCTGCCAAAATTTATTGTAATATTTCCATAAATTACAATAAAGGTGTCTTCATCTGGAAAATGTCTTGTCCCACATTTATCACAAATAATTTTTGCGTTATATTGTAGAATAGGGTCATACTGATTTCTTAAATTCAAAGCTTGTTTTGTAGGATCCCAATCTGGAATTATTGTTAATGGCATTTTATCTCCTTATTTAGGTTTCTCTATTTCTGCGCCATTTTCTCCGTCTTCCAAAACCCGAACATAAGATAATTCAGGAAAAACAAACAGTAATAGAGAACACATATTTTCACAGGATTTGTTTTCAAGATTTTGTTTATCCCAATTCTTAGAAATCCACAGTTGAATCTTGTTTTTTAATTGGATAAATTCAATATCCCTATCACCATGTTTTACTGGAGCTTTTACTTGAACATGAAATTCATGTCTATGAGGATTTCTAAGATAAGCAACTTCCTTTATAGGACAATCAGGCCAAAAATGAATAGCTGAAAATCGAGTATTAATAATTATATTCATTGTTTTCATTTTTCCATCATTATTGACATTTTTATCAAATCCATAACTTCATCATGAGGTGCTTTGTTTTCTTTGAAAATACCGGTAATAGAAGAAGTCATCATTCCGGCTCCGTGATATTGATAAATTCCACGACAAGACATACAACCGTGTATTGCTCTCATTACAAGCATAATTCCTAATGGTTTAAGTTGTTTGCTAATAAATTTAACAACCTGTTGACAAAGGTTTTCTTGTAGTTGAGGTCTTGCTGCATAATGTTCTATCACTCTTGCCGGTTTAGAGGCCCCTAATAATAATTCATCCGGAATATAAGCAAACCAGGCTTTACCAGCAAAAGGTATAAAATGATGAGAACATATAGAAGTGAAATGAATGGTATCCAATAGAATTATTTGATCATATCCATCACTGTTTGGAAAAACAGTAAGTCCTTTAAAAGGTTTGTCAGTATTTTTGACAAAATCTTTATACATTTTTTCCAATCTCTTAGGAGTGTCTTTGAGATTGGGGTCCGACATATCGAGCCCCAATCCCTCAGATATAATGTGATGGAAATCTTTTTGAATTTCCGTCACAGTTTTATTTTCCTTTTTTGGAAGATGATTTTTTGGAAGATGATTTTTTGGAAGATGATTTTTTGGAAGATGATTTTTTAGCAGGAGCTTTTTTCTTTTCAGTTTTTTCTCCTTCTTTGGCACCGTCAACTTTTTCTTTTTTAAGTCTTTCCGGGGGTTCTTCAGACATAACAGTAAAAACCCCATCAATATTATTAATAAAGAAACCCTTGGTTTTCAAAGAAGCCATGTGTGATTGAACTCTACTGCGAGTAGTACCTACTCCATCAATCATATCAGCAATTGAAGCTCCTTTTTCCAGCATCAGATTGAGTTTGTGTGCTCCACTGTTCATGGATACACCGTAAGCATCTTTTTCAATTTCTTTTCTGGGTTTCTTTTCTTTGGGTTCTTTCTTTTTCTTTTTAGGTTCTTCAGGTTCTTCTTCGTCTTCTGCTATCTGATTATAAAGTTCAATTACTTTTTCCGGAAGTTCAGCAGCAGTACCGTTTTCAATTTCTTCCAAAACAGGCACAAGAAATACCTGAATCTGAGCTTCAACGCCTTCAATTCCTTCAATGGAAATCTCTTCTTTTTCCTTTGATTTAAAATGGGCATTAAAATCTTTAATGGCTACTTTGATGGATTCTTCTGTGATGTTCTTTTCTTCTGACATGTTCTGTCTCCTTAAAAAATTAATTTAAAAAAAATTAAAATTATTACCGTTTTGATAATAATTAGATAATGATAAATCATAATCAATTCTTATTAAAATGTCAAGTACTTTTTAATGAAATCCTACATATTTATGTATCTTAAAGGAAATCAAATAGTTGCGATTTGGTTTGTACCTATTTTTGAATTATAGTGTAAAATTTCTTTTAATCTTGTTTGGGTTAATTTTTCCATGTTCAATTAAATCCTATATACTTATGTATTTGAACAGATATCAATACGTTATGGATTCCGTTATTCTTTAGGCCAGTAAATAATATTTTTGGTGTGAAGGTTTCAGATATAATAGGAGAAAAAGAGATAACAGGTTTTTGTGTTTTATTTTTATATTGGTGTTCTAAAAAAGAAAAATTGTTTACAATTTCTATTATGTCCTTTTCAGAACCCACTACAAATTTTATAACATCAGTGTTTCGTAAATTTATATAATTTTTTAAAAAGGGTTTATAGTTATCCACTCCCACTTTGTAATCAACAACAAAACTTTCTACATATCGGTAAAAAGGAGTAATATCTATAGTTCCATTTGTTTCTACTGAAATTTTATAATTTTGGAAATGAAGTAATGATAATAAATCTACCATTTGTGATTTATTAAGTAAAGGTTCTCCTCCTGTTATACAAAGGTATTGATTGTTATAGTATTTAATTTTATCCAAAATAGAATCAAAAGTAGTATTTTCTCCAATAGGATTTTGTGTTCCGGGAGTATCACAATAATAACACCTCAAATTACATCCAGAGGTTCTTATAAATGTGCAGATTCTTCCTTGGTGATGACCATTTACTTCCCCGTGAATTGATTCAAATATTTCTGTAATTTTCATTTAAAAAAGCCTTTTAAAAATTAAATAAGTCAAATAAGTGTCCCGGATGAATTCCTTTTAGTAGCAATGACAGCTTTAGAAGACTACAGGGGAGGAATCCTTAAAGGACGCCGGGAGCATATCCGACCTTGGAGTACCCCTTTTAGGATAGTAACCCAAAACCTATCCTAAACTTTAACACCTAACTATAACATAACTTGTATCTGTTTCCCATAGTTTCACTTGTTTTATCATTAATGTTTTTTCTCTAATTTTCCAGAAAATATCACTTGCCATATTTTCGGCTGTGGGATTTTTGCCATAATTTTCTTTGGTAAAAAATTTATGATCATATTCATCAATAATAGGTTTTACAATTTGTTTCAGTTCTCCAAAATCAATCACCATTCCTGTGTCAGTATAGACCCTTCCTTCAAAAGTTACTTCCACTTTATAACTATGTCCGTGTGGGGATTCACATTCTTTCGTGAAACTGTTTTCTAATTGATGACCAGCTTCGAATTTGAAAATTTTTGTAACTTGGGTTTTGAGCATTTTATTCTCCTTATTTTAACCATTCATTTTTGCAAACTTCTGTCATTTGTTCCATTACCTTATTCATCCATTAAAAGAAGCAACTTAGTTAAATTAGCAACTGTTTCCGATATATTGTGTCTGACTTGAAAAATAACAGCAGTTTCATAGCTATATAGGTCCTGTTCATAATTTTTTTCAATCTGTTCTTCAAAATCATCATTTGAATCGAAAACAAGGATTTTCCATCCCTGATTTTTTATTTCATGTAATTCAATAAAAAAGGAGCTTGAACAAATAGAGACAGAGAAATCAAACTTGGAACTATTTTTTTTCTCATAAAGAAACTCTTGGAGTTTTTTAACAATTGAGGATTCTGTAATATTTTTAGATTGGATTTTAGTATCAAATAATTTGGATTTCATTTTTCTTTTCC